CCCTCAAGGTTACGAAGCCAGATGGCAAGATTATCGAGATTAATACCGTTGCTCTTGCGAAGGAATACAGCCCCACTCTTGTTGATTTCTTTAGGCAATACCCAGAAGTCGAAGCCCATGCGGAAAAGGTCGTAGGCCTGCCCCGTAGCTGGGGTATGCATGCCGGTGGCGTTATTGTCAGCGATGTGTCGCTGCCCGACAACTTCCCGCTGCGGCGGGACTCTGATGGCACCGTAAGCGTTCACTACGACAAGTACGTGTCAGAAGAAGTGGGTCTCATCAAGATCGACATGCTTGGTCTGGATACGCTCGATGTGCTGCGGGAGGCCTACCTGACTGCTCGCAAGATGGGCATTGATCTGCCTAAGCCATGGGAAGTTCCAGAGGACGACCAGCAGGTCTATAAGATGATCTCCGCCGGCGATGTGCTTGGCCTTTTCCAGCTAGAGGGCGGCACTCTTGCACAGCTGTGCAAGCCAATGCAGCCCAAAAACATTGAAGACATTTCTCTCATCAACGCTCTTGGTCGCCCTGGCGTTGACAAGGCAAAGCGCAAGCAGTTTATCGACCGTCGCTTCGGACGGCAAAAGGTAGATTACGCTCACCCCGAGCTCGAGCACATCTCGAAGTCAACTCTTGGTATCTCTGTTTACGACGAAGATCTGCTGAAGATCGCCAGCCATATTGCCGGATGGAGCCTTTCCGAGGCCGATGGTCTGCGCAAGCTAACAAAGCTGAAGGAAAAGGGCGCAGATCTAGCGGCCAAGCTAGAGAAGAAGTTCGTTGACGACGCTGAGAAGCTCGGTCGCGTGGCGCGCAAGGATGCGCAATACATCTGGGACAATGTTATTGCCGATTATGCAAAATACGGATTTTGCATAGCAGGTGATCAGCTTGTTGAGACAATCGACGGCCCGCGCCCAATCTCCTCCATCGGCAGTGGCACGCTTGTTAAATTTATCGATCTTCATACGGGCGGCTTCAAGTATGCGCCCGCAAGCAAAGTCTGGTCGACTGGCAATAAGCAGGCTTTCAAGGTAACCTTTGAAAGCGGTCATACGGTCTCTGCCACAGAGGACCACCGTTTTTACGACCACCGGGTCGGAGGCTGGGTGCAGTTTAAGCAGGTCATCGCTGCCGGCGCAGCGAGTCGTGCCAATGGTTTTGGTACATGGATCACAGACCCCGTGACAGAAGTACTAGACATGGGAGAAATAGAGGTCTACGACATGGAGATGCCCGTCGACCCCAATTTCATCCTTCCAGGTGGCTTCGTTGCTCACAACTGCAAAGCCCACAGCGTTGCCTACGCCAGAATGGGTTATGCGACGGCATACTATAAGTATCACGCCCGAGCAGCCTTTCTGTGCTCTTACTTGAACCAGGAGATCGCAAAGAAGACGCCGGACACTGCTGCGTACATCGAACAGGTCAAGAAAGAAATCCTCTCTTCCAAGATTGCAATCCGTGCCTGCGACATCAACCTGAGCGGCGACAGGTATCGGGCGATTGATCGCAAGACTATTGTTACGGGCCTGAACGCTGTCAACGGAGTTGGTGACGTAGCAATCTCGCATATTTTTGCGGGTCAGCCATATACAGCATTTGCCGACTTTGTTTATCGCAGCCCCTCTTCTGTCAACCGCAAGACTATTATCTCGCTGGCCAAAGCTGGTGCATTTGACGGCTTCGGTATTTCACGCAAGTGGATTTGCGACACCTTCTCTGAAGAGAAAGCCGCTAAGCGCCTGCGCATGAAGATCAACAGCCTCGGTGATGCGGCCATTCAGGATGGCGCCGCAGAAGCCAAGGATATCGACTGGAGCAGCTTTGACTACCTCTCTACAAAAGAGGAAATGACCCGGGAGTGGGGCCGGAAAGAGATCCTTCTTGCCGAGAAAGAGGCTCTCGGAGAGTTTATCTCCGGCTCTGCCGAAGAGGTGTTTGGTGGCTTCTTCAAGAACATCAATAACCCGCTTACACGTGCTCAGCTGCAGGCCCTGCCTAATTATCACAAGGTCATGCTGGAAGGCGTTATACTTGGAATAGACCAGATTCCGGTTCGGACTGGCAAGAACGCAGGCAGAATGCAGGGCAAGGTTAAAATCGAGTCGCTGAAGAAAGAGGATTTTGAAGTGTCGGTTTGGCCGGACGACTGGGAGAGCACAAAGCCCCGTCTGGAAGTGGGGTCTCCGGTGATCCTACGCTGCACTGTAAAAGAGTGGAACGAGGCAAAATCTCTCAGCCTAGAGGACGTAGTTTCAATTTGGAAGGAGCCCAAGTGAATTGTATCAACTGTAACCTAGAAATATCGCCAAGCTTTGTAGCGTCCATTCGAGACAACAAGTGCCCTGCCTGCGGCAAGGCCTGTCTATCAGATGCCGATCATGGTGCGATATTCTCGGTTGTTTCGCTAATCACTTCTTCTGTCACCGACATGGCCGAAGATACCACTATTAAGCTAGCAACTGCGCTTCACGGCAAGTTCGACATCTTCCCAAAAGGCGTTGTGGTCGATGGGCAGGTAACAAAGGAAATCGTCTACGTCACGGCGGGCTCCTCCTCGCAGCCGGCCGGTGGTATGCGCCGCCCTGCACCACTTCCAGTCCGCAAGGCTCGCGTAGCCCCCGAGCAGTCGACTCTTGAGCTGCCAGGCGAGCAGCTTACTCATGCCCAGCTAGCCAAGCTGCGAGAATTCCAGCAGCGGCAGGAGCAAACCGTAGAGGTTGAAGAAGACGAATTAGTTACTTTTGATGGGCCGCTTAGTGAGGACCTGCGCGATGCAGAGGCGGTACGACTCGCAAAACAGAAGATTGCCAAAATGCGAGCCGAGCATGCTGGCGTTAAAGGCTGAATCAAATGGACTGGAAGAAAAGAAACATAAGGAATGTGCACCTGCTTTGCACAGATATTGACGAATCAAACATAAGCAAAATGCTTGACGAGGCGCGCGTTCATGACGCGCGCTCTATTCTTACGTGCGATTTTGATGGCAGGATCACCCGCTTCAACCCCTCTAAGGCAATGACATGGGGCACGGTCTGGTACGTGCAAAATCTCATGATCATGCAGCGCCTGCACCAGGTAGACGCCGCCATGAGCGCACTTAAGAGCCGCGGTGTCATTTGAAAATAAAAGAGTACATACTGGCATGCAGCGATCTGCAGTCAGAAAACGATCTGGATATTGTATTTCAGTCGATACCGTGGGCCCGGGGCGCTGGCGGTATGTGGAGTTCTGCTCGTAATTACTTCTCTTCTTTTTCAGATGACATGAACGGCATCACCATGACGGCTGATACCCCTACTCAGTTCTGGAGAGCCTGGTTTACTCCTGCGGGGCAGCTACACTTGCTTGAGAACAATCAGCCCGCTGCGGTGTCAGCTATTGGTCTGCTGACTATTCGCGTAAGCATAAGAGCAAGCACTTGTAGCAAGCACCGGAACTACCTAGAGACCGCAGGTTTTCTTGAAGACGGACCAGGTTACTGGTCGTACAATTTTTGGAGCGAATAATGTCAGAAGAACAAAAAGCCGATTCTATCATGGCTCAGCTGGAGGAGCAAATCAGGCTCGCCACTGGCTATCCAAATATTCGCATGATGATGCGCACTATTTCAGACTACGTAGGGCAGATTCCTGATACCGTTGCCACGGTAGATGGCCACACTGCCCGGGAGTTGGCCGCTCGATTCCTAAAGGGCCAGTCGCTGTGCGCCGACCTTGTTGCGATTGCAGAGTTCTACGAGGGCAAGATGGCTCGCAAGCAAAAGGCAGCTTATTCAGAAGCCTTCATTGGCGCGAGCGATAAGTTCAAGACCCAGAAAGAGAAGGAGTCGTACGCCGAGATCTCCACCCCTCATGTTGATGCCGCTGAGGAGTATATGCGGGCAAAAATGTTTCGCCTGCTTATCGAGAACAAGCGCGAGGACTTGGAGAAGGCCCATTATTTCATGCGAAAGATTGCAGAGGGCGACACGATGGCTCCGCCAGATCTGCCGTCTGTTGGAAATACGGCCGGAACTCAGGTAGCGCGAAGGAACGAAAACGGGCGCGTCACATTCTGAGGCGCTACGGATAAAACAAGATTCTTTGCCACTATGTGGCAGTCAAGTGCAAACAACAGTCTGTAGGCGCAAGCCGGGATAATGGTATCCTCACTATAAGTGCAGACAAACCAAGAGGTAAAAAATGACTACAGTAAATGGACGTATTGCGTGGGGCGAGAAGGCTGGCGGTGGTGCGGGCGGCTCGCGACTAGACCAGAAGAACGACTTTCTGCGCCTCAAGGCAGATGGCGACTACATCATCCAGCTCATGAGCGAGGCGCCTATGGCCTACCACGAGCACTGGAGCAAGACATCAGATGGCCAGAACCGCAGCCTGCGTTGCGCTCTCCGCAACTGCACTCTCTGCAAAGAGGCTGATGTCGCGAAGAATTCACCAGATCCCAAGGTTCGTGAGGCTGCCAAGCAGATGACTTCAAAGCCTAAGTATGCTATCGAAGCCTTCCTGCTCGCTCAGGGCAATGAGCGCCTGGGTCAGACTACCGGTCGCGCGGTTATCTTTGAGTTCGGCAAGCAAATTTATGACCAAATTTCGCAGGTTGCGAAGACCCTTGATAAGATCGGTGGTCAGCTGAGCGGCAGCATTCTGCTCGTAAACCGCGAGGCACGCCGTGGCCCATCGGGCATGTACAGCGTTACTCTTGTACCAACCGCGTACAAGATGAACCAGCAGCAGCTTGATGCCGTCAAGGCCTTTGAGGAGAAGGGCATTGATCTTAGCAAGCTCTATGCTCCGCCAGAGGACGAAGCCAATATGCGACGCCTTGGTCGAATTGGTGGCGGGCCTGATGCCTCAGCCGCACCACTCAGCGGTGGTGGCGGTGACGCTGCCCCCGCAGCCGGCGGCGCCAAGTGGGACGATAGCTGGTGATAGCGCAGTAATCCAGCGTCAGGAGACCGGCTTCGGCCGGTCTTTTGTTTTTTTTGTTGTAACGCTAGGCATGAACAAGTTTAAAGCAATTCATGAATGCCTTAAGAAGTCCACCTCTTTTCACTATCTAGAGGACTACTGCACTGAAAACAAGATTACGGCGATGTCCATCAGTAAGGACAATTTTACCGTAATGCTGCGTCCGCTGTTTGACGATGTATTGCTAGACTTCGAGCTGATCGCTGATCCAGTCTATTTAAGCCTGCATACCTATGGCAGCATTGCAGATGCAGTTGGTCGCCTGGGTGTTTTCCTATCAGCTCCCCGTCCGACCGAATCGGGTACTACAAAAATACTGCTGAGAAAAGTCATTAGCCTTCGGCTTCTTGGCACAAATGATGAGATCGAGGCCGAGCTTAAAACCTTCTGCTATGCCATAGATGTTGCCATGCGCTACATGGAGCGCCTGGAGGTCGCAGTCCATCTGCCGAACGTAGACATTTCTATGTGGGAAGGCGTCGACCTGCAGTTCACTGATATTGGGCATATTGTTGAGCGGCGGGCGATTGCATATCCCGACTGGGATCACTTCATAGATACCATCGTTTCAATATCGGAAGATGAGCTCCCCGAAGACTACAAGGAAGAGATCATAAAGATAATGGTCGCTTGCAAAGAATTCGAGCGCGTAAACGACCACCTAAAGCTACCAGAAGTTATAGGACCCCTCGTAGGAATGCTCGAAGAGTTGGATGGCCAGCCCAAGCCAAAACGAAAAAATTATGACATCAACTAGTGCAATCAGATGAAAAGCATTGCACTGGACATATCAAGCAGAAATACTGGCTGGGCTGCTATGTCCGACGGATATCTTGTCGAGACCGGAGATATCGCGCCACCTGCCGGCGCAGATCATCCAGAAAAGCTCCATTTTTTCCGCACTGCGCTGCTGCAGCTGATCGCCCGGCATCAACCGGCAGAACTGTGCATAGAGGATGTTTGGGCGGGCAAGAACAAGCTCACGTACAAGATACTTTCTCTTTATCACGGCATTGTGTATCAGCTGACTGCCGAAGCGCACCTACAGCTGCAGATTATGACCCCCAGCCGCTTCCGCCGGCTTGTTGGGGTCGTGCACAATGTCAAGCTTAATTACGCAGAGCGCGAAGAAGCAAAACAGGCAGTGGGCTCTCTCGTCTGCTCCATTTATCCCGAGCTCTCCTCTTCATCGGAAGACGTCCATGATTCGGTTGGAATTGCCATGGCAGCCCATTACTGGCGCACAAAGCTAGACGAGGAGTTAGTCAGCGTCCGCGCTGCCAACCCAAAGATAAGGTCAGCGGGTCGCCTGCTGACACTGGCAACTGATCGAGCCGAAGACTACTTTAAAGGACTGGAGAAACAAAATGCAAAATCCGTGGGGAGTCCTGGGGGTAAGTCCAGAGACAAGTCAAGAGGAAGTAAAAAAAGCCTATAAAAAGCTTGCCCTTAAGTACCACCCGGATCGCAATCCGGGTGATGCCGCTGCAGAAGACAAATTTAAAGAGATTACCGCTGCCTACGAAGCAATCACGAGTGGCAGCGCCAGGCAGTCCGTCGGCCAGCCTATCGACGACATGCTCAACGACATCTTTAGCCAATTTGGTTTTGATGCGCGTACTCGTCAGCAATACGCAAACGTCGAGCCAATCATGATCAGCGTGCGGGAGTATGCTACCGGAGCAGACAAGACTACGCGAATTCGCTTAGACGGCAACTGCCGGGATTGCTCAGGCGTAGGCGCGGCTCCAGGCGACTATGCAGATTGCGGCATTTGCCGCGGTACTGGTAAGGCTACTTTTCGCCAGGGATTTGTGACGGTATCCATGGGCAATTGCCAGCCATGCCGCGGAGTAGGGCGCACTATTACCCGGCCCTGCTCCAAGTGCAGTGGCAGCGGGCGATCTATGTCTGATGATACGGTAGAAGTCCGAGTGCCACCAGGTGCTGGCGGCGGCCAGCTAGTAGTAAATCTTTTCGGAAATAGAATTGGCATTCCGGTAGGAATCAACCCGGATCCGAATCTCGCCATAGATGGCCGCAATATCCGATCAAAGATAACTATTTCCTTGCAACAAGCGCTATTCGGCTGCAAAGTGCCGATTGAGACTGCGCTGGGTACAAAAACAGTTTCTATAGACCCGCTTAAATACGGGCACGCCGAACTGCGACTACGCGGTCTCGGCGTACAGGGCTCTAGTCCTGGTGATCACGTCCTGGATGTAAGGGTCGAGATGCCAGATGAAGCAACAAGAGAGAAAGTGAAAGAGGCGCTAGATGAGCAATAAGGAATTCCTTAAAGCATTTAACAAGACGTTTGCTAAGAGCGGCGGGGACGCTGCTCGCAAGGCGAGCGATCCGCAAGCTTACAAGGGGGAGGTGATTGATTTTCCGTCGTTGACGCTTGGCGATGCCAGCCATTACTGGGGCTTGCCTCTTGGCAAGATTACGCAGTTCCATGGGCCCGAGGGCAGCGGCAAAACTTTCTTCGCAATGCTCATGGTAAAGCAGGCTCAGGACAAGTATCCGGGCAGCAGCGTTGTTTGGTTTGACGCCGAGTACAGCTTTAGCGAGACCTGGGCCAAGAACCTCGGAATCGATATCGAGCGGCTGATTATCATCCCTGAGAATAATGCTGCCACAATCTTCACCATGATCTGCGGTCGCACCAATGACCAGGGCAAGAAGATTGATCTCGGCATCCTTGATCACGTCGCTGCCGGGAGTCTTGACTGCAAGCTCATCGCCCTGGATAGCATTGCAAATCTCATTTATCCCATCGAAGAGAACCGCGGGTTTGATGAGCAGGAAATGGCCGCGGGTGCTCGCTTCCTAATGAAGGGCATGAAGCGCACGACTCCGATGCTTGCTGACACTGGAACCGCATTCCTTTGTATCAACCAATCTCGTGAAAAGATTGGCGAGCGCGTCCCTACGTTGACCTACCCGGGCGGTCGTCCCTATCGACACACCCTTAGCTTGGCTGTACTCTTCAAGGCATCTGCTGCCAAAGATGGCCAGATTCAGAGCGAGGACGAGCGCAAGCGGGGGCACAAGATTCTTGCCACCGTGGAAAAGACCCGTGCTGGTCCAGATAAGTGGAAGAGCGAGTTCTGGCTCGATTTCTCTAAGGGCGTGGTCAATCGCGGCGCAGAGGCTGCACTACTTGGTGACGCATATGGCCTTATTTCGCGCCCAAATGCCACCATGTGGATCTACGAAGACCTGACCGTCAAGGTCAAGGACGCTTTCGCGGCCGCGCTCGAGGCTCGCCCCGATCTAATTGACAAACTCATCACAAAGATTCGGGAGATCAAGCAATCTGGGAATGGCAGGCCCGCGGTCCTGTCAGAGGACGACACTGGACCTGTATCTGACTTCGGAGTAGAAGAGACCGCGGAGAGCGCCTGATGAAAACTCATTGCCCCGCATGTCGGAAATCATCGCTAAACTTCCTGCACAAGGAAACCGGCGCTCTGTACTGCAGTGCGTGCGGCAAGCAGATTCCCGCCTCTGACGGCATTAAGGCTGCCCTTGTTCGCAAGGGCGCCTTTTTGCCTGACGACTTTTTTGACACGCCGGCCGAACGGCCAGCGCCCGCGCCAGTCATGGTTCAGCATGATCCCCGGGCTGCTGCGCTACGGCGAATTAACCAGCAACAGTCGCAGCTTAACCCCGAGATGGACGGAGATACTTCAAGAAAAATAAACATTCCGAAGATTTCACGGGCAGAGGCCGCTGCTCGCAAACAGGCGATTGTTGCAAGTCTGGCAAATACAGACGAAGCGCTCTCTCAAGCATCTCAGCCAACGCGACCAGACCTGGCATCGGATTTTGCCGAGCACGGACTGGACTTAAATCGCCTGGACGAAATACTTAAGAGCGAGCCGTGATCGAAACAGAAGCACTAGAAACAACCATAAAAGTTTGCAACCTCGGCATCTGGCAAGATTCCGAGGTTCTCTCTTATTGTCGCGAGCGGGGATTGTCGGATGCAATCATTCGAGACTGGCGACTGGGCGCCTTTCCCGAGGACCCGAACCAGTTGTATAGCCTAAGCACACAGATAAACAACTCTCGCTATTCAAGCTACTCTATACTGCGCCTCACTGACGGGTATTTCGAGTCCTCTTTCTTAAAGAATCGCTTGATAATTCCTGTCGAAGATACGTATGGCGGCTCGATGGCCATCATGGGGCGAGCAGTGCTGCCCGCAGAGGTCTGCAAGCAATACGATTTTCCAAAATACTATAACACTCACTATCCAAAGACGCGGGCACTGTTTGGCCTGAGCCGAGCTCTGTCGACAGTGATGCGCACTCGGGAGATAGTCCTAGTGGAGGGGAATCTTGACGTAATAACCGCACATCAGTATGGGCTACGAAACGTTGTTGCCACGAGCTCGTCAAGCATAAGCACCCACCAGATTTCGCTGGCTGCTCGTTATGCGGACAGGATCTTTCTTGCTCTTGACGGCGATGAAGCCGGCCAAGCTGGCATCGCGAGGGCGATGGACAAGCATGCGGCCGCAGCACGGCAGCTCGGAGTAGAGCTGATTCCGATGTACTTTCAGGATGGAAAAGACTTAGATGAAGCCCTACGGGCAGGAGGAATAAAATGGTAGATGCAAATTGCGTTGTTAAGTTTTATGCAAATTGGTGCGGGCCGTGCAAGCAGCTTGCCCCGGTAGTTGAGGCAGTTGCTGCAGAGCTCGGCGTAAAACTCCTTTCGGTAAACGTGGACGAGAATCCTGAGCTTGCGCAACAGTTCGGGGTGCGCAGCATTCCTGCGGTTTTCGCCGTCAAGGATGGCGCCCCTGTGGCCTCGTTCTTTGGCAACAAGTCAGAAGCTGACGTCCGGACCCTCGTGAGTAAGGTGCTGCCATGAAAGTCGTAGTTTATGATGCTAGCTATCATGCCGGATGGGTAGGGAACACCTGGGTAGCCGGGGGCAGGCTTTATCGCGCGCTGCGCAAGGTAGACCTCGTAATTCCGGTTCTATTTTGGAGCCAGGTGTACTCCGAGCTGCAGCAACTGCCGGACCTTAGCATTACAGACCTCCAGTTCTGGTGCCACGGCTATCCGGGCGGAGTGGTCATTAACAAGGAGGAAGTCGCACATAACCGCATCGATCCGCGGTTTTGGAAAGGAATTGCGGCAAAAATTGCACCAACGGGGCGCGCATGGTTCCGATCATGCAGCACATTTGCTCGTCGCGAGGGCCAGCTATTCGCACAAAATTTAGCAAATACCATGGATCGCCGAGTAGTAGGTCACACCTATATTACATGGGTGTTTCAGTCCGGCTTACATGAGCTGCGACCGGGGGAGGATGTACGCTGGTCTGAAACGGAGGGTGTTAGAGTTAGGGAAGATAATACTGTAGAGCTAAAGACATCTGGTCCCTTTGAGCCGAACACTGTCACGTGCCTACATACTGACTTTTAATAGAGGGAACTTTGAGCAGCCCGAAGCAGCCTAAAAAACTAACCACAGAGGAATGGGTTCAGCTACTGCTAGATAATCAGGAGGAGTGGCGAACCAGGCTAGCTTTCGTGGACGAGGAGGCCCGCAGAATTTTTTTCAGTTCTGCCGGGCCTCCGCTCGATTCAAACCTGCAATTCGTTAGCGTATTTTTCTACGCAACCTACCTGTACAATTTCATACATGCGCTGGTCTCTGACCCAGAGATCGGTGTTCCAGAGGAAGTTCTCAAGTACCACACTGAGCTAGCTATTGAGCTGGCAGAGTCTGCCTATGCCGATTCTGCAGCACACCTCCGGAAATCAACAAACCTTCTAGAAGGCAGCGAGGACCTGGATCCGGAGCTGCGTATAACAATGAAGCGAGGAGATGCATGAGGATACTTCTAGCACTGGCTATGATGTTCGCCGTCGGCTGCCAGCCGAAAGACCCGCTATCGATAACGGCATTGGCCGAGCAAAATGTCTGGAAAATGAGGCTATCTAAAGCAGAATGCACGGCCTTCCAGATTGAGCCAGATCTGCTCGTAACCGCAGCACACTGCTCCGATTCAGACATCTTCCTATTTAAAAATGGTGACGATATTATCCAGGGCAGCCTGATCGGCATCTCTCCTACAACAGACATAGCACTATTCTACGCGCCAGGAGCTAATCGCCCTGGCTTTGTTGTTTCTCGGGCACTACCGAATAACGGCGAAAGCATGACTGCTGTTGGATTTCCGGCTCGTGTTTCCAGTGGTTTTGTCTACGCGCGCGTAAAGATCATTGGCGTCACCAGTGATGAAGCAGGCGGCAAGTACGCGATATCACTCGGACCAGATGTTTGGCCAGGCATGAGCGGCGGGCCGCTGCTAAATGACAAGGGCGAGGTGGTAGGTGTCGTCTCCAGTACCAGCCAGATCTTCTTTGGTCCTTCTAATGATTCTGCAAGCCTGCTGCGCGAAGCCGGCAACTACGCAGTTGACCTCTACAGTACGATCATGGAAATCATTGCCGCCGCCAATAAAAAGGCCGCAGAGCCAGTGCCGGATCTGCAGTCAACCGAACCAGAATAGAAAGAGGCCGGGGTTACCCGGCCTTCTTTATGCTGCCCCAGCTGATGCTACTGCAGCCTCTATCATGGCACGCCGCTTGTCCGGATCACTCCAATCCGCTCGTACCGCCGGATCCAGACTGGCCAGTGGGTCAAAATAACAAAATGTTTCGCCCGGCTTTACGCTTGGCGCGGCATAGACGCTGATGCCAGTGCTGCGATCATACAGCTCGAACGAGTGCGCGTCGCGCTTGCCGCCCCCTCCGGGAGCGTCTACAACGAACATTGGCGTGTTAAACCCGGCGGTACTGCCCCGCACCCCCTTCTCGATCTCCAAGGCCGCAGAAACCGGTGTGCGCAGATCTTCCGTGCCGCGCACCAGGTCGTGCACATATGCGTAGTAGGGGTGAACGTTGATCCAGCTCAGCCGCTTTACAAGCAGCTGCATCGTTTCGACGCTGTCATTTACGCCGCGCTGCAGCACGCTTTGGTTACGAACGGTGACACCGCGCTCCATAAGCAGGTTGCACGCCCGTGCACTAATTGCCGTTATTTCCGCAGGATGATTAAAGTGCGTATGAATTACCACCTCTTTGTGTAACTGCCGGCCACGGGCCGCGATATCGCAGATCGCATCAGTCCATGCCGTATCGGTCAGCACCTTCATGGGCTGGATTGCAAGCCCTTTTGTGGCGTAGCGCCACCGCCGCACATGCGGAATTGCTAGCAGGCGCTCCCCAATAGCACGCACCTGGTCGGCGCGCAGCCGGTAACTGTCGCCGCCACTCACGACAACATCCTCTACCTCGGGCCGCGATTCGATGTACTGGAAGATGCGTGACCAGCGTTCCTCATCTGCCTTCAAGCTAACCTTTTCTATCGTATCGGTATCCAGGCCCACTGCATAGCTGCGCGTACAAAAACGGCAATAGACTGGGCATGTGTCAAGTGCTAGAAATAGTACTTTGTCTGCATAGCGATGCGTTAGTCCGGGCACCGGGCTGTCGTCCTGCTCGTGTAACGAGTCAAGCGTGAGCATTGGATGGTCGGCCTCTAGTTCACTGCCCACTGGCAGGAATTGCCGGCGAATTGGATCAGTATACGGGCTTGACCAGTCGATCAGGCTCATTAGATACGGGCTTATGCGAACGGCCATCGGAGCGGCCGCAAATCCAGCTTGCACATCTGCAATGAAATCTTCTGACACAAGGTCGCGAACCGCGGCTACTAGGCGGTCTGCTGAAGTTATCGCATTTTTTTCCTGCCAGGTGTGGCTTAGGAAAGCCGCCTCGTCGATCTCGCTCCACGCCGGAATCGTCCTCCAAAACTCGTCCGTACGCAAGTTGCGGTGAGCCAGGGCTGCAGCCGGAGCTGGCGGCTTAAGACTATTAACGCTGTCAAGAATTTGTAGTTTGCTCATGGCTACTATTACAAGATTACTTATCTGTGCGGGCTGGAGCAGGTGGCACCGCACAACAAAAAACCCGCTTTGCAGCGGGGTCTTTGTTCCGGGAAGCGTCTCCTCTCAGGTGCCCGAGGTCGGGTGCGAGTCAGGAGGGCCAAAGCTCGCCGTGTATCGAGCTACGCCCTTGGTGATGCGGAAATCATCTATATAGCCAGCATAACCATTGGCGCCTGGATTTGCACTGGAAGTTGAGCCAATCACAAGTGGTTCAGCATTAGACGGAATCGTGCCGCTTGTCGTGCCACTTGCTGCAGAAGCGCCATTGACGTATAGGGTAAACGTGCTTCCACTCCTAACAAATGCCAAGTGCGTCCAAGTGTTTGCAGCGATAATGTCACCAGTTGCCGCGGTTACAGCCCAAGTGGTCCCATTGACTGTGACATAGTAATACGCGCGGTACGCATTGAGTGACGAGTCGAACTGCAAGAATCCTAAAACACCTCCGTAAATGCTAAGCGACTGTCTTTTACCAAACAGGTATTTTTGCGTGCGATTGGCAAGGCCCCCTGCAGGATTAACCCACATTTCAATTGTGTAGTTTCCAGAACCAACATCAAGATTCTCGCTTGAAGGAACAGACAGATAGTCTCCATTGCCATCAAAATACGCGCTCGAGCCACCGTACTTGCTCTGCGTGGTGCTAATCACGGTATTGCCGGTTAGTGATACGGCAAATGCGTTGGTGCTGCTATCGACAAAAGTTGTGCTATTATTGGCTCCGTCAGCCTTCATTAGCAGCGAGACGCTTGAGAAATATGGGTCCACAACCGGGTGGGAGCCTGGAGGTGTGAAGTTCGCCGCATAGCGAGCAACTCCTTTTGTTATGCGGATGTCGTCCATGTAGCCCTGGTAGCCCCCAGACCCTGGGCCACCGACCGCCGCAGACGAGGAACCGAACGTGAATGCTGCCGAGTTCGACGGGATGGTGAAGGAGGTGACGAGGGGGACGGACATGACGCTCTTTACGCCATTGATGTAGGCTGCCCACTCGGTACCATTTCTGACAAAGGCCACGTGGGTCCATCCGGTAAAGGTCGACGTAGCGTAAATAATTTGCCAGGCGCTAGCGCCTGCAGTCGGGACATAAAATTCTAGATGGAATAAGCCTGTTGAATTATTTCTCCTGATATGACACAGTAGACCGTACACCGCCGCAGATGCTCGCTTCGCAAAAAGCTCCTTGTGAGTCCAGCCGCCCGAAATATATTGTGGGTTTAACCACATCTCGATGGTAAAGTTGTCGCTACCGAAATTCAATGCCGCATTATTCGCAGCCGACAGATAGTCGCCATTGCCATCAAAATAAGCGCTGGATCCACCGTATTGGCTGCTGACAGTGCTAATCTTTGCATTGCCGAATCTTGAGATGGCAAAGCTATTAGCGCTGCTATCGACAAACGACGTGCTGTCATTTGCCCCGTCAGCCTTAAGTAATAGCGAGACGTTTGCGAAGGATGCGTCCACGGCGGCGGCGGCAACAGTGAGCGTGACCGTAGCGGCAGCGGAATCGGCCGTGCCATCGTTGACCCTGAAGGTAAAGCTGTCTGAACCGGAATAGCCGCTATTCGGAGTATACGTCAGGCTTGGCGCCGTACCCGTCAGCGAGCCGTTGGTCGGATTTGTTACAACCGTGTAGGTCAGTGCGCTGCCTTCGACATCGCTGCCCGCAAGGGTTATTGCAGTTGCAGTATTATGGCTCACTGATACGCTTTGAGCAGTGGCCGCAGGCGTGTCATTGACGGCAGTTACCGTTATGCTAACGGTAGTAGCAGAAGAGCTCACGTACCCGTCGTTAACGCGGAACGCAAAGCTGTCCGAGCCGTTGTAGTTCGCATTGGGCGTATAGATCAGGTTCGGGGCGGTGCCCGTCAGACCGCCATTGCTGGGGCCGGCGACTACTATGTAAGTCAGTGGATTTCCGTCGATATCACTGCCGGTCAGGGTAATGGCAACGTAGCCGTCTTCGAGCACGCTAACGCTCTGGGCATTTGCCACAGGGTTGTCATTAACGGCAGTTACCGTTATAGAGACAGTAGCTACGGCCGAATCTGCAATGCCATCGTTAGCTTTGAACGTAAAGCTGTCCGAGCCGTTATAGTTCGCGTTGGGCGTATACGTCAAGTTTGGGGCGGTGCCCGTCAGGCCGCCATTACTGGGGCCGGCGACTACTGTATAGCTCAGCAAATCGCCATTGGCATCACTGGCAGTGAGCACGATATTGACCGCAGTATCTTCAAAAGTCGAGATGCTCTGACCCGCAGCGACTGGTGCTACCTGGGAGTCGGCAGATCTAACGAGATTTGAGGCTTGAGCTACTGCCAATACAGCTGGATTCGATACACAAAAATGACGTGACATAGATTCTCCGAAGATCGCTAGCCTTGCGCAGGTTTTGCTTGGCCATAATACAATATGTTTAGTACCATGGCCGCCAGGACCAGGGTATCACAACTGCGAAACCTATTATTATGGGCACATAGAGATGATGTCAAAAACCGGGAGCGCGATGACTTTTTCGCTTTTTAAGCGCGCCAGCCCGGCACTGGCTGCCGGAGCCGCGATAGTAGCCAGCAGCACCGGCAGAATTCTACTCCAACTGCGCGCACCTCATCTAAGCGCCGGTGGTACATGGAGTCTTGTAGGCGGGGGCGTCGAGCCCGGTGAATCACCCGAGCAAGCACTGTTTCGCGAAATAACAGAAGAGACCGGGGCCGCACTAACAGGCAAACCCCAGCACCTGTACACAAGTAATAAAAAACACCTACAGTACCGCAGTTATCTGCTGCGCACCCCAGAAGAGTTCGAACCAGTAAACAGCGAAGAATCTGCCGAGCACCGGTGGGTAGATGCAACCGATCTGCCTCAACCACTGCACCCAGGGATGAAGCCTCTAGTACCAATCCTGCTGCGAGTACTAAAATAAATGCAATTTAACCCGGCGGAGGCCCGCAGCCCGCTTGCGGGCTTCTTGTTGCGCGCCCGGTAAAATACGCCAGACCGCCGGCCATAAAATGTAATTCCATACGAGCTAGGTTGAAAATTTTATTAGCAGTCGAGGTGATTTATTTCTAAGTCAAGCAATTCACAGTATCTTTATCGCGAAGTTGTCGTTGATCCCGTTATCCTGTCTACCGTCTATCTCAGGAACGCCACCTATAACATCAACGAAGTTGAGTTGATGGAGGAGATGAAGGAGCTCCAGGACCGCCTAATCGCCAAGATCAAAGAGGTCATTGATACGTGTCTGACTGAGCGGCAGCGAGAGGTGATGATACGTACTTTTTTAGAGCAAAGAACGCAAATGGAAGTCGCTGATATGCTGGGGGTATGTCAGACGACTGTACATAAGATTATCTCTGGCAATATCGACTATTCCAATGGAGGGAGACGTTACGGCGGAGCACTGAAGAAGATAAAGAAGATCTGCGAAACCGACCCGGATGTCACTCAAATCCTCGCTCGTCTCGAGGAGATAAAGGGACTTCTCAGCGAAACCTGACTTTCAACCTCTTCGTCTGGTTATATTTGACTATCAAATATACATGTACAGGCTGGCAGAACTCGAGTTGTTCGAGCAAAACTGCTACAGTCCACAGAGCGAAGAGGTTGATTTATGATAGGTACGAAGATAGGTCATTTAACTGTCACGGCAGAACTACCAAGGGAAAACTACAAGGTATACTGGGAGTGCACGTGCATCTGCGGTGCTAAGCGCCGCCTTCAGCAAAGCGCGATGCTGGCATCGGCCCGTGCCGGCGAAGATATGTACTGCTCCTCTACATGCAAGTCTGTTCAACAAACCCTTGCCCGTGAAATGGGAAATGTTTACGGAAATATGACAGTCATCGGAGCTGAGGCTTCCACTGATAATCAGGGTGTGCTAGCAGTACTGCGCTGTTCATGCGGTGCGATCTCTAAGCGGCGTTTTTCCAGGAAGGCCGACTGGGAGAGCTGCACGTCTGAGTGTGCAGCAGAAACAAAATACAAAAATCAGATCGGCGCAAGACATTCCTCTTTGACCATTACTGGTGTTGCCCGTGATCACGAGGGGCAGTGGTGCTTTCAGGCGGACTGTGACTGCGGTCGGAAGACACTTACTCTGGCTCGCAAGGTTCTTGACGGCTCTACCCATGGCTGTGGCATCTGCCGCCATCAGCGCGTTGCGTCACACCCAAAGCAGATAAAATCTGCCAAAGTTGTTGTCGAGGCCGAGGATCTGACTGGCCGGGAATACCCAGCATACATGGTAATTGAGCGCACAAAGCATTTTCGTCGTGCTCGGCCTGCGTGGAATTGTCGCTGCCGATACTGCGATTCCGTTGTCGAGGGTCTGAGGCGTGATGATGTCGAGGCAGTAGAGACGAATCCGCTTGTTCCAAATGGTTGCTCGTCGTGCGCAAAAAAGCGAGCTTTTGTCGGCAAGACTGCAGGCCTTGTTGGTACAACTGTTGCCGGCATGAAGCTGGTTAGCTTTATCGGAACGGACAGTGGACATTCTGAGTGGAACTGCGAATGCCCTGGCTGTGGTGGGCAATCTCAGCAGCGCATGAACTACCTAAAGGAGGCAGAGAAAAAAGGTCGAAATGTTTACTGTTCTCTGTCCTGCTACCACCGTTCAACCGCAAGCGTTGATATCGGCAAAACATACGGCTCACTAACGGTCGAATCGCTAAACAAAGACGCTACTGATGCAAACAAGATCGTAATGGTAAACGCCAGGTGTGTTTGCGGGGATGTTCGGGTCGAGGCTCTTACGAAGCTGCGGATGAATAAAGCTTCTGCTTGCAGTGACCGCTGCTCAGCAATTGCCCGACGCAAGATCCAGCTTGTTGGAAAGCGCTTTGGCAAAGTGGTTGTCACGGACATTGGAGTTGCGGCTCCGGGTGAAAAGTACGAAAATGAGATTGTTGCTCGAGTAGTATGCGACTGCGGCAAGACTCACTCTGCTACTCCGTACAAACTAGAGAATGGTCTGGTGACAAGCTGTGGCTGCGCACTTGCGGATTATCGTGCAGATTTTAGCGGGGAGAATAACCCGAATTGGCGCGATGGCTCAACCGAAGAGGTACGGCTAGCTCGCAGCAGCCAGGAGTATATTGACTGGAGAGGCGCAGTATTCGCCCGCGATAGCATGACCTGTCAGTGCTGCGGTCACGTTGGGCCGACTGGCGGAGCTGGCATGAATGCGCACCACAAGTATGATTTTTCAAAATACAAAGAGCTGCGTTACGATGTTGACAATGGCATTACGATGTGCCGTGGCTGTCACATTGGGTTTCATACTGACTACGGCAATCAGAACAATACCCCAGAGCAGCTTTCAGCTTACCTCACCAAATACGGAACCTTCCGCCAGAAGCGTGAACTCCGGGCGGAAGGGGATGTTTGATCAGATTATTTACTTAAGCAATGAAACCGGGTCGTTGGCGCAACCCGGTTTTTCTTACAGCCCGTGATCCGGTGAACGGTTGTCTGCAGACACCAACAAAAAGCCCGCTTCGCGGCGGGCCTTTTGTTTCAGATTTTCTCGCCTGGAGGCATTTTGAAGTAATATGGCTTATCCTTGTCGAGTCCTGACTTTGGCTGCAGGTGCATGACATAGTTTTTCATAGTCTGCGCGCCTTCGCCCTCTAGCAGACCGCTGCGGATGTCTTCATCTACGATTTCTTTTAGGTGCTCAAGCGCCATGTTTGCCGAGAGCGACTTACGGCCCTTGTTGGTTGACATGAGGCTTTTAACGGCATCTAGAGTGCCCTGTAGCTCCTGAATATGCTGCAGGGCGTCCTTGTTACGCCTGCCGGTGGTGCCGGTATCGGAGAAGACGGCTGGATCAATCCTTGATGCGCGCTCCTGCACCTTTCGGAGGTAGTCGCTCATTAGATTTATATTTCTGTTGGTCGCTTCGAGGTCGCCTTCGACAATCGCGGGATGCAGGCGGTCCGCGCGCTCCACATATTCCTCGGCAATCTTCTGAAACCGATCCCCGATATCCATGGCCAGGCGAGCCTTGCGAGCGTCGCCCTTCTGTAGGAATTTCTGCGCCAGGTCATACGCAGCAGCAGTCTTTTTAAACATGGAGCCCTCTCTATGGGGCCCGGTATGGGGCCCGGTATGGGGCCCGGTATGGGGCACGGTATGGGGCCCGGTATGGGGCCCGGTATGGGGCCCGGTTAAACTTTCATATTTCTTATTTACAGATTCATAGATGCAACAAAAAGCCCGCTTCGCGGCGGGCCTTTTGCCAAGGCCAGATCCCTCTTGAGGTGCCAAGAATTGGCGGGGCGGCCGGCGGGCGATGTCAATTATAGTGTAGTCGTGTCAAGCTACTTATTATTAAAACAGCCTTAAAGCCGAAAGCAGCTGCGCATTCCGGAGATCCAATGACCTTTAGACACTATGCCTGGAAAATTCGTCTCGGCAACACCGAGAACTTCCTTGATATTGATGATCTAACAGATGGATATCTGCTATGGAGAAATGGATCCAAGGTGATGTCTACCCTGATTGACCAGGGCAAACTAAGCCTGAGTGCCCCGCAGAACCCGAATGACGCGGCGACCAAGCAGTACGTGGACGACAATCTAAACACTGACGAGTCGGCCCGTGTTGCAGTAGATACCTATCTACAGGCACAGATCGACGCACTCATGGGTACTTCGCTGACCAGCGGCGATAAAGGTGATATTACCATTGCGGCGGATGGTTATGCCTGGACAGTTGACACTGGCGCGGTTACGAACGCCAAACTTGCTGCCGTGGCCAGCGGCATTATAAAAGGTCGTTCGTCTGCCGGGACTGGCGCGGTCGAGGACCTGACCGGGACCCAGGCCACGGCTCTGCTTAATGTGTTTAATACTGAGACAAAGGGCCTTACTCCTGCTGCAACCGGCGGAGGGTCGACAAATTTCTTGCGCGCCGACGGTGCCTGGGCAGCTCCTCCTGCGGGCACTGTTACCGGAGTTTCTGTAGTTTCTGCCAATGGCTTGGCCGGCACGGTTGCAAATTCTGGCACCACTCCTGCGATAACCCTTTCGACCAGTGTAACCGGCGTTCTAAAGGGCAACGGGACCGCTATTAGTGCGGCAGTTTCTGGCACCGACTATGCTCCGGCAACTAGTGGCTCTGCAGTACTAAAGGGCAATGGCGCGGGTGGGTTTGCTAGTGCTGCATCTGGCACCGATTACGCTCCTGCGACCAGCGGAACTGCGATCCTAAAGGGCAGCGGAACTGGCGGATTCTCCAATGCTGCAGCTGGGACTGATTATGCCCCGGCCACTTCTGGTACGAGCATTCTATCGGGAAATGGCTCGGGCGGATTCTCGGGCGTTACTGTTGGCACAGGCCTGTCGTTTACTGCCGGCACTTTATCCAGCAGCTTGGTCGGCGTTACGGATGGTGACAAGGGCGATATAACGGTCGCATCAACCGGTACCTCCTGGACCATTGACTCGGCAGCGGTCACTAATGCTAAGCTGGCCAATGTAGCGACCGCGACATTCAAAGGTCGCACTACTGCAGGAACAGGGGCTCCGGAAGATCTAACTTCTGCGCAAGCTACTGCACTCCTTGGCGCATTTAACAGCACTTTAAAAGGCCTGGCTCCGGCAAGCGGCGGTGGCACCAGCAACTTCCTGCGTGCAGACGGCAGCTGGGCAACTCCGCCTGGTACAGCGACAGGTACGGTCACCAGCGTATCTGTTGTTTCTGCCAATGGTTTGGCTGGCACGGTGGCCAATTCTGGCACTACTCCTGCAATAACCCTTTCAACCAGTATAACTGGCGTACTGAAGGGTAATGGTGCTGCAATAAGCGCCGCAACAGCTGGTACTGATTATGCCGCGCCAACTTCTGGTACATCTATATTGTCTGGCAATGGCGCTGGTGGTTTTAGTCCCGTTACAATTGGTAGTGGTTTAACCTTTTCCGCCGGTCTATTATCAAATAGCCAAGTTGGTCTAACTGATGGTGATAAAGGCGATATTACGGTATCAAGTACAGGCGCTACCTGGACCATTGACAATGCAGTTGTTACCAATGCTAAATTAAACAACGTAAACACAGCAACAATTAAAGGTAGAGCAACTGCTGGTGCTGGTTCGCCAGAAGATCTTACCGGTACTCAGGCAACTGCGCTATTAGATAATTTTAGTAGCACACTTAAAGGATTAGCTCCAGCAAGTGGTGGTGGAACTACAAATTTCCTAAGAGCAGATGGTACGTGGTCAGCTCCTCCTGCAGGCACTGTAACCACTGTGAGCGTTGTATCAGCCAATGGCTTGGCTGGAACTGTAGCTAATCCTACGACAGCTCCTGCAATAACCCTTTCAACGAGTGTCACTGGTCTGCTAAAAGGCAATGGCACCGCTATTAGTGCGGCAGTATCCGGCACGGACTATGCTCCGGCTACCAATGGGACCTCTATTCTCTATGGAGATGGCGCTGGTGGTTTTAGTAATGCTGTAGTTGGCACAAGTTTAACCTTTGCCGGTGGCACACTATCTCGCTCTGCGTTAACTGGCGATGTTACTGCTGCAGCAAATGATAACAGCACTACAATAGCGAATAATGTAGTTAGCAACGTTAAACTAGCAGATGTTCCTACCGCTACGTTTAAAGGTAGAATAACTGCAGCTACAGGCGATCCAGAAGATCTTACTGGAACTCAAGCAACCAGTCTCCTTAATGTGTTCAATACTTCTTTAAAAGGTTTAGCTCCGGCAAGTGGAGGCGGCACAGCCAATTACTTGCGTGCCGACGGCACTTGGGCGGCTCCGCCTGGTAGCGGCAACTACGCAACTCTCGACACGGCGCAGACAATAACCGCGGAAAAGGTTATTAGCGTCTCGACGGCATCCACTGCCTTCCGAATAACCCAGGCTGGAGCAGGCGAGTCTTTTCGTGTAGAAGATTCAGCAAACCCCGACAGTACACCATTTGTAATAACTGCTTCAGGCGATGTCGGCATAGGAACAGCTGCGCCGGCCACCAACCTACATCTTGCGGGAACACAATCGCGATTGACCATGAAGGGTCTGACGTCAGTGCCCGTTACTCCCGCCTCTGGCGATGGCGTATACTGGGTAAGGCGAAATGCTGTCTTAAGCAGAGACTATCCTACATTTACTAACTCAGACGGCGTCGAGTTTAATTTGCTGAATACTGGTGGCTCGTCAGTGATGGTCATGCCATTTTTTTCTACGGCAAATCTAACATCTGCGCGGGGTCCTGTTTCTCAGACATCGTATGCAATATACCTAGGCCGCTCTCCTCAGTATAAGCCATCCGGAACGAGCGCGGAGGTCAAGTTCCGCGTGACCGGTGTGTTTGCCGGAGTAACCTGGGCAGAGGTTGCAGTGGCCACTGGCGCCGACGGCGCCCTGACGACTCGCGGGTTTGCAAGCGTTAGCTCTAACGTGACAAGCACGGGCCCAAAGACGATAACTGTTAATATAACTTCAGATATAAAACCTGGAGATGACGTGTGGGTTATTTTTGCAATCAATGCCACCACCCTGGGCACATTGCGTGCCGCTTCAGTGGCAGACGATCTTCAGACTGGCGTCCTGAGGACTAGGACATCGACGCGCCCCAGCACCATGTTCGGGGACTCTGCCTTCACCACCGAGTCGGCGACTGCTCTTCCATTCTGGATGGCACTGGTGATATGATGACTTTTTACAAGAAGAGATAGAATTCATAACAGATATGCAGGATCGCGTTGATACGCTTGCTGCCTATAATATGAGTAATTCCGTCGAGGTATCTGTGGCGGAGTACGAGCCTGAGGGCACTGGCCAATAAACAGGCTGATATCATGGATCATGACGGCGGGGTGGGCAACCACCGCTGCTAATTATATTGCATGATAAGCAAGAAATCGAGCATAGGGAAGGGAGCAAGCTAATTAACTTGGAGACACCATGACTTTTAGGCCATATACCGGAAAAGTCCGTCTTGGTAATTCAGAGACTTTTCTAGATATCTCTGAACTTCCGGACGGATACGTACTTTCTCGCGAGGGTACGCAGATTATCGCAACGCTCATTGACCAGAGCAAGCTCTCTCTTGAGGCCCCGTCAAAGGACGCTGATGCGGCCACGAAGGGCTACGTTGACTCAGAGATCAGCTCGGAAGAATCTGCCCGCATCGCTGGCGATGCTCATCTGCAGGGTCAGATTAACAATATCATATCAAATGTCGACGCCAATGCTCTAGATTCTTTGAGCGAGATTGTCTCTGCGTTCCAGGGCACAGACGGCTACATCCTAGAGGCTCTCTCAAGCCTGTCGACTGGCTCGAATTCGGCCATCGGCCTTGAGGCATCCGCTCGCGCGGCCCAGGATCTGGTCCTGCAGGGCAACATTGATCTTGAGGTTTCTGCTCGCACGGCAGCCGACCTGTCCCTGGCCTCCAGGATTGACAGCGACGCGTCATCCCGTGCTGCTGGCGACGCGGCCCTGCAGTCGGCTCTTGGTACCGAGTCGTCAGTGCGCTCTGCCGCGGACTTGTCGCTTTCTGGTAGTCTTGGCCTTGAGACCTCTGCTCGCGTTGCTCAAGACGGCTATCTGCATGATCTTATTGTTGATGAAGTTGAGCGTGCTTCGGGTGCGGAAGAGGCCCTGCAGGGCAATATTGATGCCGAGGCGTCAACCCGCGCTGCCGCCATCACCTCTCTCGAAGGCCAGATCGACACCGAGGAGTCGGTTCGTGCCGCTCAGGATGTAGTACTGCAGGGCAGCATCACCTCCGAGGCCTCTACCCGTGCCGCTGCCGACAGTGCTCTGGCTGGCGACCTAGACCTGGAAGAGTCGGCTCGCATGGCCGGCGACACCAACCTGCAGAACCAGATCAACAATCTGTTGTCAAACGTCAACCCTGACGCTCTTGACTCCCTTAGCGAGATCGTTTCTGCCTTCAAGGATGCTGACGGCTATCTACTGGAAGTTCTTCAAAATCTATCCACTGGTTCCAGCTCGGCTCTCGGTCTTGAAACATCTGCTCGTATAGCCGCAGACCTGGTCCTCGGTGGTGAGATTGATGTCGAAGAGTCCGTTCGCGCTGCCGCTGACCTGGTTCTTACCGGCAGTCTAAACAATGAGGTCTCTGCTCGCGCCGCGGGCGATACTGCTCTAACGACAAGCCTGGGCCTTGAGACCTCGGCTCGCGTAGCTGCTGACGCAACAAAGCTGGCGCTCTCCGGCGGCACCATGACCGGTTCCATTGCCATGGGCAATCACAAGGTCACTGGTCTTGCTGCTGGTACCGATGCTGCCGACGCCGTCACGCTATCGCAGCTGCAGTCAGCCATCACCGCAATTGATCCTGCCGGTAGCGCTGGTCAGATCCAGTTTAACGCCGATGGTTATGATTTCGGTGCGAGTGCAAACCTAACCTGGGACAATGCGCAGAGCTCACTATTCGTAGGTGGCGCAGCCAAGGTAAATGGTGTAGTTTCGCTAGGCGAGGTGGCCGAGGCTCCAGCCGGTGAGGCGGGCTACGGCAAGCTTTTTGCCAAGACCGATGACGGCCTGTACTTCGTTGACTCGGAGGGCGTAAGCCACTACATCCTGCTCGACGGCTACGTTCAGCTGTCCGGCACGTCCGTAGATCTCGACGCCAGCCCATCGCTGCCGGTTTACCGCAGCCTGAGCATGACAGGTGCTACGACCTTTACCACGTCAAACCTTGGTGTTGGTCGCTCCGTAAGCGTTCGCCTCGTTGCTGGCGCATCTGAGCGCACCGTCACCTTCCCAGCCGGCTGGAGCTGGCTCGGTGGCGCCACGCCAACTGCAGTGCCGGCCAACAAGGTCGCGCTGCTCTCGTTCGTTGCATATGGCCCGGATGACACCGATGTAATCGCTGCCTGGTCGTACAACGACTCCGAGGCGATCAGCGGCGGCGGTACGACCGGTCAGGTTGCCTTCTTCGATGGCACCCGCTCAGTCTCCGGCGAAGCGAACCTGACCTGGGATGCACCGAATGACCGCCTTGTTATAGGCACGGTTGCGTCACCAGCTGCCAACCTACATGTAGGCGGCAGCGCCCAGATAGATGGCGCGATTACGATGAACGGCGCAGTCACCGTCGGTGATGGTTATGCTGACGTAGTTACCGTAAATGGTACCGCTACGTTCAACCAGCCGGTTTCGATGGGCTCGAACAAGATCACGAATCTTGCCACCCCCTCGAGCAACAACGACGCTGTCAACCTCGCCTTCCTTGAGTCACGTCGTCTGCTGACGATTCAGACCATCGCGGGCTCTGGCAGCATCAATGCGACAACCGATGTGGTGTTTGTGACCGGTTCCGGCAGCTCCATCATTCGCCTCCCGCAGGCGAATGCCGGCAACGCTGGCAGGGTAATCGTCATCAAGAAGCGCAATTCCGGCGCTGAAGATAACGTTGGTACTGCTTCGGGCTCTGGCCAGGCCATTGATGGCGCAGTCGCCGACTCATCGTCAAACCTTCAGGAACTGATGCTTGAAAACGAGTCGATGACCTTCCTCAGCGATGGTAGCAACTGGTTTATCATCTGATAACTAGAGACTGAAAAGAAACCGGGCCCTGAAAAGGGCCCGGTTTTTATTTGCGTGAGAGCAAGTCAGAATTCGGTTTCTGAAACAAGATCCAATACGGCGTCTACCTGGTCGGCGGCATCACGCTGGCCAGCAGAATCAAGCGCAGCAGCAACCTTGACCAGCTCACCCATAAGTGATGCCTTGCGGCTCTGGCGAGCATTGATCGCAAACTGAATCTGGCCGAGCAGTTCGCGCTCAGCCTTCGTCAGCTTCTTGTCGCCTTCTGCCCTCTCCTGCAGTTCTTTCTTTTTCTTCTTTAGAAGCGAGGTCGGAATCTTCTTGTCTTTCGGGATCTTGAGCTTCTTGTGTAGCTCGCCCTTTTCTTCTAGGCTGACCGCCCCTTGCATCCACTTGTTATCTTTTCCTTTTGCCATTTTTACTCCGGATAGCTTGCTAACTGCTTATCGTTCGAGATATTTAGTAGTCACGAATCCGACAGCACAACCACCTCTACGTGGAATCCGCGACTATTGAATGCAGCTATGGCGGCCTCATCTACGGCCGAGGGCCGTGGGTAAGCGAATTTTACCCTGTTTTTTACTATATCTAGAGCCCTGATATACCCCACCTTCCTGTGCCCCAGGTAAACCTGAATGCCCTCATTCTGACTTGTAACATGCCCAATTGTAAGTGAATCTGCCCCAATATTCATCTTTGTTGAAAGCAGCTTTAGTTTTTCGCGCAGACGCGCATTCTACTTGCGCTATTACTTATTGCCGCATTACGCATGGCCAATTTTTCATTATTCAAACGTGCTGAGCGCGAACTGCGATCCGAAGCAGGTGTTGCTGATTTCATTAAAGATCTTGGATCCAAGGCGGTAGACATGCTTGGTCCAGATGTTGCAAAAGCCATAAAAGATTTGCCAGCTAGTTTTCTAGCGGGCATAACCGGCAAAGATGGCGATTTGCGTGCTGACAAGAGCCCTTCGCCCGAGCAGGTAAAAAAATACATTCAAAAAGTGGTCTCTGAACGCGAGAGTACCCGACCTAGTGGCAAAAGGATCACTGTTACAAAACTCCATACCATTCCAGGCCCGGCGGGATCCGACGATGCATTCTACAGCAGGATCCTGGCCGGGATCGGAGCTCCAGCAACTCCAGAGAACAAAAGGTTCATGTACGCTTGGCGAGCGGCAGAGGGAGGGGTGGCTGCCTTTAATCCTTTTAATACCACACAGGGAGCTCCGGGAGCGACAAATTACAATACGGCTGGTGTGAAGAACTACACTAGCGAGGAGCAAGGCGTATCAGCAACCGTTAAAACCTTGCTAAATGGCAGATATGGCGAAATTATATCTGCGCTTCGCGATGGCGGTCCTGGTGCCTCTCAGGCGGCTGCCCAAGCTCTGGCTCGCAGCCCTTGGGGTACTGGAGAGCTGGTGATCAGAGTGCTAAAGGGCAGGGGCCAGCGCAAGCCCATTTACCAGCTACCCGAGGCCGAGGGTGACGACGAAACTATTCATATGAGTAGCTAATTCCGACCTTTGCTTGTAAATATAACTATCAATCCGGAAGCTCTAATTTAGACGAGGCCCCGTAATTACCGGCACTTGGAGACACATGAAATCGGACATTGACTGGAAATCCCTTGAGCTAGCGCTGAATCCGCAGACCGACAGGTCAATTGACTTTGCTTCAGCATCTGGTCAGTTTGCGAAGGTCGCGTTTGATGTTTATAAAAAGATCGGAGAAGAGGGCCTGTGGGAGCTGCGCGAAGCCGAAGATGGCCGCAAAGTTCTTGTTGCTCTTTATGAGGAAGCTGCTGAAAACATTAAGACTGCTTCAGTAAATGAGTGGTCGGCTCACCCAGACTCCTCCAGCAAGTTTGTAACCCTTGCCTTCCGTGGCGCTCCAATCTATAAATTCGCTGCGGCAGATTACGGATTTGACCAGTCGAGCGCCGGTCAGTTTGCTAGCTTTGTTGTATCAAAGGCGCGCGATAGCTCATTTGTCGACGAGTTGGCCGACACCCTAACTCCGGCCCGCCGCGCTCACCTGCTAGATCTTATTAGTGATCAGGGGAAAACCAAATGACCGATATTAAGCGCCAGCTCCAGGCTTTTCTGAAGGCTGCAAGTGCAGCCGTAGCCGATGACTCAAAGGATTACTTTGTTTCCGATGTTCTAAATCGCATTGACGCAGCCTACGCCCGGACGCGTGACGGCAGCCTCCATGCGCTGCACAATGTTGTTGCCGCCAAGGCGGATCAGGTCGTAATTAGCCGCGCAGACCTGCGCGACAACTGGATGCGAGTGGCGAGCCTCGGTCGCGCCGACGTTGTGCGCGACGAAATCGGCGACTTGCTCGGTGATACCGCTCCTTCGAGCGGCGTAGTCCGCAGCTCAGAGCAGACCTCTATGAATGCCGGCAAGGCTGCAATCGATATTTCGGTAGATGATTCTGCCAAGTACGCTGCCCTGTTCGGTGAGCATGTTGCCACAAACAGCGTTCGCCTTGGCATGGAGACCATCCAGGCAGAAATGAAGGATTACGGTCTCGATAGCAAGCTTACCCTTGCTGCGCAGGACTCGCGCTTTGCCGTATTTGCCGCAGAGCTCAGCGATGGAAAGCGCACGGCCAGTGCCCTGATTCCAACCGAAGTCCGCAACGGTACCGTACTACTGCCATCGGTTTTCTTTGGTGCAAATTTCTCCGAATTTAACAAGGAGAATCTTGGCAGCTGGGCAAGCGCCGGCGGCAAGACTGCAGTTTCCGCGGTCGGTCTGCTTGACAAACTGAATAACCTTGCTGGCCCAGCCGTTATCAAGGCTGCCGCCGACGCCTGGGATGCCGACATCGGCGTAGCCGGTGGCATCGGCTTTGATCTTGGCTCGCTTGAGTCACCTGTTCTCGCTCCAGCCGAGCTGCCATCTGAGCTTAGCCCCGCCGCGAAGCAAATGGGCGGAGCCGACTTTGAACAGGTATTCAAGGAGGCGACGTTAAAGTGCGGCTCTGAGAAGCTTGCCTCTGCTCGCCAGATGCTCGCAAATCAGCTCCGATTTGCCAATGTTCGCCACGATAAGATTGTCGTAGAAAGTGAAATCGACAATGGACTGCGTCTGGGCACTCATATTCGCAGCGCCTCTGGCAAGCAGTACATCACTGTTCCGGTTGAGTTCGATGGTGGCAACGTGCTCCTGCCGGGCTTCTTCCAGGCCGGCAATCGTGTGTGCGAGTTCTCTGACTCTTCACTGCAGCGCATCGCGTCAGGATCAGATACCTCTTTTAATGCCGCTGCTTCTAGCTTCAAGAGCCTGGGCTTCAATGATCTCTATAAGATTGTTATCAAGAATGCCCAGTTTGGCAACCTAGCTGGTGCCGAGGAAGCGATGGCCGTAATCCTCCAGGAGCACGGCGAGGACCTTCACCGCCAGGCTTTCCAGGATATGGTTTCCATTATCCAGAAGAGCGCTACCATGGAGCGCAGCGATCTCGACAAATATGCCGATGAACTCGCCGCCGGTGGCAGCGAAACTGCGAATTATGTTTCAAATCGTGTGAACGCGGCCATGTTCGGCCTACTGGATTGATATATGCTGAAAATCGCAAAACTTGAGCAAGAGATCAGCAGCCTTGATGAGTCTGGCACAGACGAGGACACCCTTGCTGCCGCAGCCCTAGACTTTGCTGCTTACGACACAGACGATCTGCGCCGTGTTGCAGGCCTCGTAGTGGGGTTTGCAGATGCCCTTGATGCTGACGGCCACCGCGTTGCGGCTGATCGCCTGGATCGCGTACTGGGCAAGTTTGCGTCGAACCCGGAGGCATTCTGGGATCCACCAAAGCGCCGCAGCACAGAGATGCTCCCGCCCAATCGCTCTGCGCTTGGCGACATCGGCGCCAGCCTCAGCACCCGCCACTCACCCGATCTACCAGGAGTTCAGCTGCTTCGTGTGTCGGATGGCGTTTATCGTGATCCGGTAACTGACAAGATTTACGATTTTCACAAGGGATTCGTCTTGGATGACGGAACCAAGTATGTCGGAGGGTCGGTGTCTGCACAAACACCAGCCGGCAGCGAAAGATTCCGGCCACTGCGACAACAAATCGAATTCAGCAAGTGATTTGTTACCGGGGCCCAGGCGGGCCCCGGGTCATTTGTAATATAAACCATGGCAACAAAAAACAAAATCCTTGGACACATAGATCGCGATATAATCATCAAGATGCTTTCTGATGGAGAAAGTCCTCAGAGCGTAGCTGAGTTCCTCAAGAATAAGTATCCCGGTAAGCATAACGCGCACCTAAATGTACACTGGAGAACAGTACATGACTTCCGGGATCGCTTCATGCCCTCTGGAAAGCTAAGTAAGATTGCCATCCAGGAGAGCGAAGTTCCACGCTGGGCAAAGGAAAATGCCGAGATCAAGGCCGAGCTAATCAAGTCGTCCGCCTACCAAGAGGCGATTGCCAAGCTGGCACAGGAAGAGATAAACGTAAAGAAAGAACTTGTACAGCTCCTTACTATAATCAAAGGACGCATGGAGTTCTACTACAACGAGCTGCATGCCGGCGGCAAGATGGACGAGCGCAACGAGAAAGTACTACTAGATCAAATGAAGCTGCTCCTGTCTATCTTGCAGCAGCAAGACAAGGCGGACACTGCTGCTTCGGTCCAGTCAGCAGAGGTAAGCGTAAGTATAAATATTGTTCGTGACCATGCAACGGTTATCCGCGACGCAGTGCGAGACACGCTCGACAGCGTAGATCCCAACCTAGCGATTGAGTTCATGGAGCGTCTGAACCTGAAGATGAAGGAGCTCGAGTACACAGAGAACACCGGCCTTATCCCTCTTGGCGGGAGGATTAATGTTTAATTTCACAGAAGACAAACTTGACGACGAGATGCTGGAGTGCTTAAAGGGCATTTCTGCTAAAGCGGAAAGATGTGGGGTCGAACAACAGGACCTGGTGAAGCTCCTCTTCCTAGATAGAGTCCTGACTGATGCCCTCAGACATCTAAACACAAAGCTGTCGGAGTCAGAGTACGAGGATCTGCTAAGCCACTTTGTTAGGTCAGAAGTGAGTACCCTAAGAGAAATAGCGAAAGAGCTAATGTCGATCCTAGGCAAGGGCAAGGATCCTAATAAGACCCTGTCATTCTCTCTGGGTAAAGGATTAAAGAAGGAAGCTTACCCTATACGGGTAGATACAGCTGTATATACGGGTATTAGAAAGGATTTCCCCTCTCTGGCGTCTCGGGCGGCAAGCCTTATATCCTTGGGCGTTTTAGAGGCAGACGCGATTCGCAGAGTGATTTCTGACCTAGATATAGATGACCGCTTGGCCTTCCTTTCCTGGTATGGATTGAAGTACAAGTCCGGTAGGAATCTAGGCTACCTGAGTGCCCAGGAGGACGTTTTGATTAAAAAGGTTGCATACGGCCCCGATTCAGACAGTGCGTTCGCCTACGAGTTCATGCACAGGAAGCCTGCACAGGAAGCCTCTGTGGAGCAACCAGCGCGCGACCGCTACACCGACCCGATGTCTGCGGAAGAATTCAAGAAGATGCGCGACAAGATGGTCGGGCGTACATTCGCCATAGACAAGCTGCTAGAAAAATATCGCCATCTGCTCAAGGAAGAGCAGTTTGACGCGGTCGAGGACAGTCTTAATATTCTTCGAAAGAGCATCCGCAAGCTCAAGGTTGCTACCCTTCAGGACGTTATTGAGAAGGTAGCCTTCACTGCGGAGCAGAACGATTGGTTTGAGGGCGCTGACGTAATTCGCAAGATAGCTGCCCCGGACGAGGCGTTCGTAAAGGTTGCCGGCTCCATCTCCCGTCCCGATGACCTGGACGCAGTCCTCAGTTCGCTCGAAGAGATCTCGGCTTTCCTCCGCCAGCGCGCAATTATCAGAGAGTTGTCAGCGAGAGATATCGACATCTTTAATCTTGGCTTCGGCCATATGCCAGAGATCGGTGATGCTGCTGCAAAGCTGATGGAAGCGTTCAACGGCTCCGCGAACAAGATTGACGACCTGGTCGGCAAACTACGCGCAGAGCTCCAGCAGCAGACGGCTCCAAAGATGGCTCCCACTGTTGTTAAAACGGTCGTGAGGCCCCAAGACCTTCCGCTCGTCAAGGCACTCGAGCCAGCTCCTCCGGAAGCATCTGAGGGCACTACAGAATTAGCTACGCCAGCTGCACTGCCGCCCGCACCACCACCTGTATTGCCGCCCAAGGTTTGATAATGAAAACCGTTGCCTCCATAATGAAGCAGGTAGCATCATTGGCGGCAGCCAATGGTCTGCCTAGGCCTTTTATAGTTGGCGGGGCAGTTAGAAATATGATAGCCGGCGCCGACCCAGTTGACTACGACATCACCTGTGGCAGCCCGGATAATATTGCTCTGGCGGATCTGGTCGCCGAGTACTTTGGCGTGCCAGTCTATGAAACAGGCAGCGGCTCCAAGAAGATGATCGTGGATGGCACTGAGCTGGATTTTGGCCCGCACATGCTCTACACAGAGCACAGGGACGGGGCGTTTGCATCCGAGCTGTACAGCCGAGATTTCACAATTAATACGATGATGATCGCCTGCGACGATGGTCACTTTGTTGATGTTTGTGGTGGACTGGAAGACTTAAAGAGCAAAACCCTGCGATGCCCACTGAGTCCCGAGATTACGTTTCGCGATCCGGTCAGGCTCCTGAGGGCGATAAAATACATCGCAGAAGGAATGCGGCCAGAGCAGCAGCTTGAGGACGAGCTGGTCAAGCAGTTCCATAAAATTGAAAAGATTAATCACAGGCATGCTGGCAGAATCATAAATGACGCGATTCGGAAAAATCCTGAAATAGTCAACTGGCTGTATGAGCACGACCTTATCAAGCACATACCTGTTACCAAGCTTGTGATGAGAGAACTGGCTCGCCAGAGGATGCTGCACCATGTCTGATCTAAAGCGCTGGAAACAAAACATTATAAACGAAGCCCTTGCCCTACACAGGGATCACGGGCCTGATGCCGGGTGCGTTATTCGTGCGACTGCTGGCTGGTCAGAGGATCATCCGCTGACGGGCGACGATGCTCGCGTTCCGCCGTTTTTCAGGCAAAATTATGACTATGGCTCGGGCGAGGGTCTCCAGGGCCAACTGGATGAGTACCGCAAAAGAGCCGCCAAGTCGCTGAAAAAGCGTGTGTACGAGGCCTACTCGCTTGATTCCGCAATCCCAACAGAGGCCTATTGCGGAAAAGAAAGAAATCGCAAGTACTGGAAGTCTGCTGGATCCAGCAAGGCAGTAAGAGATTTCTTGAAGTATATAGAACAGGTGTCATGTTGAAGAAGCTAGCTGTCATCCGGACTCCAGATGGAATAAATCGCTGCCCATTTGGCCTTGGTATCCAGGTGGCCTGCCGCAATGCCGGCGACTCAGTCCTGCGGATGGAGGCTCTGGCGAATGTCGATCCAGAGTCCAGGGATGTGCAAAAACAGCACAATGTCGCCGCTTATGCTCTGCATGGTCAGGGCCGGTGTGTATTTGCCGACAAGCTTGCCGAAAACGGCAAGGTTGTTCACTGCGATTATGGCGAGCCAGGTGCCGGCATATCTGATTCGGCCATGGATGCCATACAGGTGTATCCGCGCATGTTTGGGGCAATGGGCATTCATGGCTATTATAGCTATCCGCTTGCCAGTTACTGGGACAATCCCGGGAACGCAAACCTGTTTGATGGCATCTATGGCTATGCCAGTCAGGATGATGCCGGGCTAATAATAAATGCAAATTCTACGGAAAACACAGAATTAGTAGGCCCTGATCTGAAGAAAACACAGCAGGTCCTAGACGATTTGTTCGCTGATGAGGAAAACAATGAATGACGATCTTCTTGACATTATCAATGACGACATCCTGCTTGGCGAAGGGGATGATGGCTCTGTATTTGAAGTAGACGTTCTTCCTGGCTCAGATAAGTCACTGGACCGCAGCAAGGGCGACGATGAGGACGAAGAGACCGACTGGGAGCACCATGGCGATCACAGCAAGTTCCTATCTTACCTGGCTCAGAAGATGGACGGGATCCCGCGCCACAAGGGGCACACCACGGTTGGCTGCGAGCGCGCCATTGCCTACCTGAAACGCCTAGATGCCGAGATTAGCAAGGCGATTCGTTCGGATGAGAAGAACACTATTGATGAGGAAGAGGCCGAGGGCATCCGCGATAAGATCTACGACTATGTTGCCCGACTGGAAGAAGCGCTCGAAGGCCTGGCCTCCAAGAAGTCGCGCCGTAAAACTGCTGCTTTTAAGCTGTCGTCGTCCGTTTTTACGCGTATCGGCGCCGACGGCGATCCGGCCTACTACATTCGAGCCGAAGCGGACGGTCAGGAGACCCTGCTCCCGGTAGCTCTTGAAGAGCCGTCTGACATCCAGGTTCGCGCTTATATGGAGTGGGAGTCGGGCCAATTCAAGAAAGAGGCCTCGTCGGCCCGCATCGTCCTGATGGCAGATCCCTTCCTCCATGAGATCACGAATATCATAATTCGTTCACATGTGACCTATGGTCGCAACATTGAGACGGTTTATCGCGACCTGGCCAAGAAGTACACCTTCACCGACCGCGACCACCTATCGGTCCACTCCCTGCTCCGCGAGAAAGGCATGTTGATTGACCGTGACTTTAGCCGGATCGGAGAAGAAGTAGATATCGGCACCCAGAGCGTAGGCAACAAGTCCTATCCAGCCTGAGGAAAATATGACAATTTGGGACGAACTTTACAAGGATCTTGTTAAAAGCGAGCTAAAGCAGGACGGACTTAGTGCTGAATCTGGCGAGCATTTCAAGACCGTTGAGGCCAAAGTAGACGAGCTGCGCGCCAGGGTTTGCCTTGACTCAGCCTCGCATCTAACCAAGCAAGCTTCTCTCAAAAAGCAGGCATCTGTCGCATTTAGGCTTGTCATTGCAGGGGATGCGGAGCACGACCTCTCCGAGGTCAAGTCCTATATCGCAGGTCTAATAGAGCTGCGCCGGTCGGGCATAGATAGCCTTGCAGTCATGGATGATATCAAGAATAAATTTGCTCACAAGACAGAGCTTGTGCGCGAGCACAAGGCCGAATTAAGGGATTTTATCGAAAAGCTGCTATCAAAATACAAGGTCGAGATGCCCGCGCCTGTACCAACTCTGTATAACAAGCCGGAAGGCAGCGCCTCAAAAGAAGATAACGAGACCTTCGAAAACATATCAGACAAGCTAAAGCACTGAATGCGGCTTCAGATTACAATAAGTCCGGCTTCAATAGCCGGATTTGTGTTTATGGAGAAAGCAGATGGTAAGCCCTAAGAAAGTCAAGGCGTTAACGTCAAAAGATATCTTCAATGAAATCAAGAGAGATATCTCGATCATTGACCCTGTTAGCTTTGCAGAAAACAATCTGACCATAGATGGAAAACCATTCGACCTATCGGGGTCGGGATGGAAGTACATGGCAGAAATATACCGGGCAGTGTCTGCGCAGGTAGAGAACAAAGAGGCAAAGCCCATCATTCTGCTAAAAGGCCGTCAGGTCGGTGCCACTATCATGGCCGGAGTGCTGAGCCTGCACATGGCCAGCTCTGGACTGTATAGTACTGAGTCAGGCAAACCACCTATTCGAGTGATGCATGTTTTCCCAGACCTCAAGCGCTGCGGCGTCTATGCAAAAGACATTCTTGCTAATCTAATTAGCGGTGCCAAGGACAACTATATTGGCAAGCGAGCTCTAAAGGTTACCAGGACAGTAGATCTAGAGGACACACAGACGCAGAAAAACTTTATCGGAATGAGCAAGATTCGCGTCGACTCGATAGGCAAGTCCGGCGACCGTATTCGCGGTAGTACGCAGGATGTTTTGCTTTACGACGAGTGTTTCGTAGGTAACACATTCATCAAGACGGAAACTGGCAAGATAAAGATAAGCAAAATATACGACATGTTTGCGGCGGGAAAAGAGCTGCCTATCGTCAAGACGATAAATGAGCAAACAATGGAGTTTGAGCATAAGAGTGTAGTCCACGCATGGAAGCGCGAACCTAAGCCTGTATTTGAACTAAGGTGCGGCAAGTACAGGGCGAAATGCACCAAAGATCACAAGTTTTTGACCGAAGAGGGGTGGGTAGAGGCCCAGAATCTCAAGGTTGGAGATTTTGTAATTGGAGATCCCGGTAATAAATCACAGTACCTTCGGGCTATAAATGATGACCAGCTCCAGATCGTACTAGGCTCGTTCCTGGGAGATGGAAATCTTCAAGAATACGCCAACAACTCCTATCGACTTCGCGTCCTGCATGGTGCTCGCCAGGAAAACTATGCAAGGTGGAAGGCGGAGATGTTCGGGGTAGAATGTGTATTTATTCCAGAACAGGGCAAGTACAAGAAGCCGGGATGGTGGTTCGCGACAAAGGGTTTCGGAATTCCGAACTGTTCTTTCCCGAAGAATCAGAAAAACAGCTGTCCACAGTGGGTTATCGACAAGATAGACTGGAGAGGCGTCGCCATATGGTTCATGGACGACGGAAGTAATAATGCCAAAACCAAGCGCCACATAACCTTGCACACAAATTCTTTTGATGAAGATTCGGTAGATAGGCTGGTTGCGAAGTTAATCAGCATGGGAGTCGCGTGCAAAAAAGCCATGGTATCTGGCAAGTATTTTGTCATAAAGATAAACAAGGAAGGGTCGGATGTTTTCCTTGATAAGGTTGCACCATACCTGCACTCAGATCTGCACTACAAGACTGACATCGTATGCGACACAGCTGATCTATATTCGTGGGATCCGCAGTTTAAGCCGTATTCGTACAACGTGGTATCGGCTTTCAAGGATCTAAGCCGCAAGGAAGCCGTTTACGACATAGAGGTCAAAGATAATCACAACTTTATCGTTACGGGTCGCAATAGCAGCCAGCTGCAAGACGGAGGCATTCAGGCCAAGAACTGCCAGGACATGACCCGCAGCGCTATAGAAAACACGCTAAAGGTTTTGA